GTCAACGGGTGGTCATCCGATATTCACGAACGAACAGAACGATATGTTCCGGGCTGTGCATGATGCGTTTGGTCATCTTGCTACTGGGCGCGGCTTTGATCGTCATGGTGAGGAAGCCGCATATCAGGCTCATAAGTCTATGTTTGGGCCTGAGGCGGTTAAGGCTGCGGCAACTGAGTTGAGGGGTCAGAACGCGTTCTTGATTTCTCGGGGGTTCTTTGGGCCTCAAAAGATCATGCTTCTTCCAGAAAGAATGCGAAAGATGCTGCTTACTTTTATGGCGTATAAGGTATTGGCTAGAGATAATAGTGCTCAAGAGTCCAACGACCTAGATAACGCTTTTGACACAACAAAGTCACATCATGTATCTTGTGGTAGGTCGCTAGCAAGGAAGAAGAAGTAGGCCATGGCATCATCAAAACAAAACGTCACTACCCATGCATCCCTCCCTGATGGCTTTTATGATATGGATACCGACGAACAACTTGAATTTGTGGATCAACTTCTGCGTGGGATGTCTCCAAATCAAAATATTAGAGCAACCGCAGGCCGCAAGGCAGGGCAGCAGAAAAAAAAAGGACAATCCAAGTGAGTAAAAATTCAGACGGACGCATCATCATTATCGACAACTTCGATCCCAGCGGAAAAGCATCAGTAAAATTTGTCAAGTATTCAGAGATGCCTGATGATGAACTTGCTGGGCTAATCATTAGCGGCGATGCCAGTGCGGCAGCAGAATACATGAAGCGTAAAAAGAGCAAGTAAATGCTGTTCAAGCAATACTCCCATCTTAGTGTAAAAATCATTGGTCCAAGCATTGGTGATGCTGGGAAGCCAATAATCGACGGCGACCTAGATGGGCGCTGTCGCGAACAAAATGGCAACTGGATTCCGTGTCCCCCGGGGACAGGAACTGGGGCCATCGAAGCCATACAGCAGGCTGCTTCGGCTAGCAAGCCATGGGAGCGCCAATTTGAAGCAGGCAAATGGGAAAGAGTCGATGCCGAAGAACATGGGCGTGCCATGGTCTCAGAGGCTTTAGCAGATGCAAATCCAAATCTGTCACCGGATGAGATTGCTAAAATCGCAGTATCTCTTGTTGCGGGGATGAAATTAGAGGGTGAGGTCTATGTCAATGGACCTGTCTCACTCGATAGGGGCACACTGAACAATACGAGTGCCAAGGAAATAATGAAGCAGATTGATGACCTATATCGTCTTAATCCGCCAAAAAGCAGATTAGCGATTACTGTGAAAGACCTCCCCCCCGGCTATGATGGCATGACATATGTTCCTTTTAAGGAAACTGATCCTATTAAGATGGAATTAGATAGAAAAGTATTTTCGCGACAAGATCAACTTCCAGCCCCACCCAGAGTTCCGGGTAAAAAAAGACCATATAACCAGAACACTGTTTCCATAGAACTAAGAAAGTGGGTTCTTACTCACGAATGGGGTCATGCCCTTGACACTCGCGCAGCGGAACATGGATTCGACGCAACAACTCCGATGGACAAACCATTAAAAGATGGTCTGTTTCTTCTGTACAGAAGTTCTCCCAATGCTGGACAGTATGCCTTAACGAATCAATATGAGATGTATGCAGAATCTTTTGCTTACTGGGTTACATCTAAAGGCAAGTCCACAAACCCAGTCACACTTGCTTACGCAAAATACTTCGGCTGGAAGGCCTCTTAGGGGCGATATTTAAAAATGGCTGTATCAACAAAAATTACAGCAGCCGATATAGAAAAAGCACAAAAACTTCTGACGCAACGCCCCATCTATCGCGGATCACACCGTGGCGCAGCCGCCAATGAAGTTGGTTGCCTAGGTGAAGCAGTCGCACTCCGAGTCTTTGACGAAAATAACATCCGACTGACAGAGGTATTTGCTACTACACATGACTTTCTTTTGCCCAATGGGCAGAGCATTGAGGTCAAAACAAAAGATCGTACAGTGCCACCAGAGCCACATTTCGACTGCTCAATACCGGATTATGTGGCAGATCACCAAACTGCAAACTTCTATGTGTTTATATCTCTTGAGCGGCATAAAACACAGATGGACGGCATGGAACGATTCCACACCGCCCATCTTGTTGGAATTGCCAGCCCTAGACTAATAGCAAAACATGGCCGCTTGATGAAAGCGGGAACCACAGATATTAACGGAACAAAGTTTTGGACTTCGTGTCGCAATATTGCAATTCGTGACCTAGTGCCATTTCCTGCTGCAAAACTTCTTTGGAAGAAACTTACCTAACTGGGCAGGCTCCAGTGGCACAGTCAGAATCAATGTCAGTCCCCGAAGCATTCAGGACAAGCGGCTGAGAAAAATCAACTTTGCTCGCCATCTTCCGGTAAGTTGCCTCATCAATTTCTTCGTATGGGGCAAGCATAAAGTTATGGTCTGAATGCAGAAGGAAACTAACGCTCTTGATGCTGTTCGTATAGTTCTGCTCCAACCACTCCTTGATGGCTGGCAGTTCTTCCTTACGGTAGTACACCGTCACGCTCACAGCATTATCAGCCCACTGGGACTGCATCCACCTCACCCACTCAAGTTGCTCAACAGCGGTGAGGTCAGCAGCAAGTTTGGCATCCTGTGGTGATTCGCAGGGAAACTCAACAACCCAACGTGAATGATCTTCACGACCGTCAATGCCAATGTCTGGAACCACTTTGTAGCCGCGACGACGGCATGCGTCAACGAGCGGATCGGCAGCACCGAAACGAACACGACGAATGTAGTAGCGGGCATACGCAGGATGGATTCCGGGAGTTACGCCGGGAAGAAGGCTCAGAGTGCCTGATGGCTGTACCGTTGTCAACCGCACCGACTCTGGAATGCCGTTTGCCTTGGAGAACTCTGCGTCCAACTTGCGAAGGTCGTCATATACCATGGACAGCCAACTAAGTTGATCGTTATTTGCCTGAAGCAGACCGGTTACTGACTGTCCCAATCGACGGTTCTTGCGGACAATCTTTGTAGTCTTCTCGTAGGGGTAATCAAGATTCGTGATTGTCTTCTGGCAGAGATAAAGAAGGCGGCTGATTTCCTTCAACTGGCCGTAAGACTCAATCATTGGAAGAAAGATCGTTGCAAGGTTACATGACTCGCCGTTACCCAAGAAGATTTCGGCGCATGGGTTTGGACCTTCGATGGTTGGGTCTGGGCGCTTTTCGTTAAGACGACCGACGGAGCGGGCAAGGCCACGGTTGATGAGGCCGTATGGTTCGCCAGAGCCGTCATATCCACGCCAGAGTTCAGGCATGATCTCGTCCCATGAATCTGCGTAGATTGAGTTATTGGAGTTGGCGCGCCATCCGGGGATTGTCCCAGTTGCCCAGTTCTTTGCGCGAAGAAACAGAATGTCGTCTGGGTCGCCTACTGCGATCTGGGCAGAACGGCGACTGGAGCCAGACACGACGATACGTCCGATGATATTGCAGATATCCAGTACGTCGATAGACCGCAGTTTCTTTCCTGCGCGGGCTTCCATTACCTTGCAGATGTCGGTTACGCCGTCGATTAGTGCGCCGGGTCCTGATGCTGTGCCGCCAAACGTGTTGAGCGGTGCTCCGAATTCACGGATCAGAATAGTGGAGTATGTGAATGACTTGCCGGTATGGAAGTATGACTTTAGGACGGCATGTAGCAGTCTGCGCCATCCTTCACGGCTGTCTGGGACGATGATGTCAGCGTCGTTGGTTCGCTCATGGTGGATGTGAATGCCACTTTTGATCTTGGGGAGATCGTGGATTTTTGCGCGCTCTACTGAGTAGCCGACTCCGCCGCCAAGCATCAAGTAGTCGAAAATCATCTCAAAATCTTCGATGGTTTCGATTGAGGTATGGAAGCAGTTGTTCAGCGATGTTGCGTTGAACTTTTTGACTAGGGGTGTTCCTAGTTGCCATAGTGATCGTCCGCTGAGTGTGCAGCGAAGGTTGAACATATGGTCGAAGAGAAGTTCTGTGTCTTCTTTGGTGTATGGGGTGCCGATTTCGATAGCGCCGTTGATTACGCGCTGGATCGTTTCTGGCCACGTTTCATTACGCCCGAGTTCTGGGATGTGCCGACTGTATGTCCTGAGGAAGACGATTTCCCCGAGTCCTCCATACCCCCATGGCGCTTGCTTGTCCTTATATGTGTCTACAAATTCTTGCGACAGCACTTTCTTGATCTCCCGGAACGTGTTGTGTGTGAATATCCAGAGTAGCAATATAAAAAATACAGAATTGGTCTAGCAAAGGCCCAACTCACGCGCTTTTGACATTGGGATGGTGTCACCCTTTTTTGCGATTTTGAATCTTCCCTTGGAAAACGGGGTTATGTACCGTTCTTCGTAGATGTCTTCCTCTACGACAAAAACCTCTTCATGGGGCAAAGAGGGGAACATATTGACGCCAAAGATTTTGGTTGGCGGTGGGGAGTCACCAGTGCAGTCTCCTGTGGGGTGACCGCAGACCGGGCATGGCCCTTGCGAGGCGCGAACGATGCGGATATCCCCGTAAAGGTACTCTTCGGAGCCGCTTCCTTGCATTCTCCGAATGTATATCAGAGATCAATGTTGATGGTGTAGGCGCAAAGAAAAAAGCACCCCTTGCGGGGTGCTTTTCTCAGACGGTCTCTGGAGTTGGGGTTGTCTCCAGTGCTTCCAGTTCGATTGCGAAAATCTCATCGAACTCCTTCTGGTGTCGGAACTTCAGGACGAGGTGTGCTCGCCGTCGTGCCTCAGTTCGACGGGAGTTGCGAATCTTTTGCTCTTCCCGGTTCTGCTTCTTCTGCTCTTCGGAAAGTCGGGGGCGACCCGGCTTTCCCTTGATCTGGTTGATAAGTCGCTGATACTCGCTCATTGGGGTGGTGTTCTCCTTAGTAGGATATTTGATGAGTTGACTTTACATGCCTGCGGAAGTTCTGTCAAGTTGAAATTTTCCTTGGCGGTAAGTGGTCGGCAGGATAGTCTTGTTCCTATGAGCATGCAAATCGAAGATTTCATTTCCCGGG